CCCCGCCCGCCCTTCCAACCGCGCTGTTCATCGAAGTCGCCGGGGCGTTTGCCCACGTTCCTGATATATACACTGTCGTCCGCCGCCGTCGCGCCGATGGATAACGCGCCTGCCCCCTCATCCAACACAATGCCATAGGCGCGGGTTTCACGCCCGCTGGATAATTTGATGTCGAAGGGGTCGGTAGGTTTGAGCATTAGGGTAACGGAATGGGGTAGAACTCATCTTCTATCCATGTATTCCAATGGAACGGCTGTACCTGTTCGGCGGGCAGCGAAATGGGATAGGTGGCTTTGGCAATGTCCAAATCGTTGAACGCCTTATCCTCCCGCTGTAAAAGGTACTTGTCGTTGCCTTTGTTTTGCGTGTTAATCCAGCGTGTTGCATGAGCCACTACCGAGGCGGTGGCAAGTTCAGGATGGATGTACTCGCTAATGTAATCGTCGTAGGCGTCCACGCGGGGGTGATAGTCGAGATAGGTGATTCGTATCGTCCTGCCTGAAACATATTGGGGAATAATCAGGGTGGCGGTAGAGCCTATCGCAGATTCCACCACCTTCCAGTCATGGATAAGGTAATACCGATTGTCATTCGCGTCGTTGATTTGTCCCTGTACTTCAATCATCACAATCTTCCTGCCTTTTATCGCTAGCGGCAGGGTGTATTCAGTCTGGTTGTTGGCAGTGGTCAGGGTGGAATCGACGCGGGGCGTTTTACCGAGATACACCAGTGCATCGTTGACGATCTCGATCATGTCGTAGATCGGCACTTCGGGAGTGCAATACATGTACGTGTCGCCCGAGGCAACCGCAGTGGTGAGCGAAGAAGGTACGGTAATCGTTCCAGTCTCGGCGGTATAGTCCGAGATGATGCTGAATTTCCCTTCGGGGTCTGCTCCCGCTCCCGCCGAATCTGTCACAACAAACACCGTCCAGTTGTTGAGATAATCGTCCTCGTTGCTGTCTTCAAGATAGTCGAGTAGTTTTGCGTCAACAATGGTTGTTGTGCTTCCGCCTGTAGCGGTGGACGTGCGGACATTGGCGACGCGACGGTACGCCTTTTGCATGAGGTGGGTCAGTTGGAATTGGGTTTGTGAATAAGCCATTACTTATCTACCTCCGCGCCCTTGCGCCGCTCGTAGCGTTTCTTGTCAGAGATGATGGGATAGCCTTTACGCAACGCCTCGGCTTTGGTCACGCGCTTCGGCTTCCCTTTGACTTCCACCCACACTTTGAAAAGAGACGTGTCTACGCCTTGAAATGTGTAGTTGTGCGTATTGTCCATCCGTGTTCCGTTTCCTCGCTCGTTATTGGCGTGCCATGTATATTGCTGGTCGAGCGTCACCGCAATATCACGAGGGTACTTTTGTTGCAAAGCGCGTACCTTGCCCTCATCTTCCACCCAAAACGCCTTGCCTTGATGGAAGTTCATTTTCTTTCCATCCAGTTCAAGACCTTTGGCGGCGATCTTTTCATTCCGTGCCAGGACAATGTGTTTCTTTTTACGCATGTAACACGTCCAACATATTCTTTCGTTCGTGTACTTCCAACTTCCCGCCGAATGTACAGTTGTAAATCGGGACGGGACATGAACGAGCCGCCACGCGATGCACCTGTGTCATGTTGGTGTTGTCCACTTCGCTTCGGTCTCGGTCATCGTTGGCATAATCGGGGGTAAAGAAGTTTTTGCCGTACTCCCCACCCTCGTATAAGTCGCAACCAAGTAGATAAATCTCCGTCGCGCCGTTCAAGTATGCCAACTGCATCACCGCGCCGATGCCTGAAAAGGCGGTACACAATTCGGGTAAGTGCCAACTCTCCGCGCGTTTCATGTAGTTATCGCCCGCGTAGTAATGGTGTCTCTCACAGCGTTGTATCCACGTTGTATTCGGAACTTCGCCCATCCCTTCGAGGTCGGGGAACTTGCGGTGTCCGTTCCTAAAGCCTTCCCACAACCACTTCGGCGTATTCCAATGCGCCTTGATACACTCTCTCCAATAGTTGTGCGGGTTCTGTTGATTCCAGTCTACGAGCAGGTAAAACTCCGGCCTCCAAGTAGTTTTGCCATACAGTAAATTTATCCGGTTCATTGCATAGGTAACTTCGCCCTTTAGCAACTCTAGCGGTGTTCGTAACAGCGAACTTCCATTACCAATAATCCATGCGCGCTTTCCTTGTGGGTCTCTTTTCATGTGAACAAACTTTCATACTCAACCCGCTCGTACGCCTCCAATGCACCGCCTTTGGTGGCGTTGTAAATGGGGGCGGGGGAACTTCGTTTGGCAATGATGTGTCCCATGATGGCGTCCATATTGGCATATCGGGCGGGCTGTAGCATCTTTTCGTAGCCCTTTTCATAATCGCTTGTGAAGTGAGAGGGTTTGCCGTCTTGGTAGCCCAAGTCGCAACCTACGAGGTAAATGGGGCTGTATCCCAAACTCGCCGCAATCTGAATGGCAACGGTTACGCTAGAGCCGAACGAGCAGAAGTTTGGCAAGTGCCATGAGACAGGGCAACTATCCATGTCGTAGTGCATCAGGTAGTGAGCGCAAGCCCCAATCCATGTAATCATGCCGGGCTTCTCATTGTGCCAATCTTTGCCTTCGCCAAATTCAGAAAGCCGCACTCGAAACCAGGGGTTCATCCACGTATGGCAATTCGGGTCGTTCAAATGGTAAAGTGCATCGTCCGCCCACAGGGATGTTTCCGGCTTGTTGAAAAGTTCCATCCCTTCCTTGCGGACGTAATGTTTCACCCGCATTTTGGTGTGCGGGTAAATCAGGCTGATACGGTTCGTTCCAAATGTTACTTCGTCTTCCAACAGGTCAAGATTGGTATGCGCCAAAGACGGCCCGTTGCCAAGAATGAAAGCCCTACCGGACACGCTGACCCCATTCCTCGGTCTTGCTGGCTTGTTCAATAGCCTGTTCAACCGATATTTTGGGGCTGTTCTTGATGATTTGAAGCACCATATCCCTTTGATACAAGGTCATCTGGTCTTTATCGCCAACACGAACCTGCTCCGCCGGCGTTCCCGCCGCGTCGTTCCAGCGTCCCGTGTCTTCCACTTCTTCATACGTCTGTTTTAGCACCCTTCCCTTTTCGTCGGTAACGGGCGTTCCAACCAGTCTTTTATACACAGCGGAGTGATCGCCTTCATGTCTAGCGGGGAGCGTGCAAACTAAATCTTCCAGTTTGCCGTTTACTCCGTAGTGATGTTTATTGATATGTCCGCAATTATCTGCCTTCGGCATGATAAGCCTTTCTACTAAAGTTTTGGGAGGGGGGTTAGCCCCTCCCAAATGGTTACGTTGAGACAGTCACGTTCTGGTACGAGGAACTGATACGAGCCAAAACGAACAGGCTTGTACCGTCGCATAGCACTTCAAACGAGCCGCCCAGTTTTTCCGACGCGGTGGAAAACGCCACACTATCAGCCGCCAAATCGTTGTAGGTGATGATGGTGTCAGCGGTTGCGGCGGTCATGGTCAGGTTTTGGTCAGAGCCGTTGAATACCTCAAAGGCGAACGGCCCGTCGGCAATGGCGGGCAGTGTACAAACCACTGCCGCCGTCGCGCCGACCACGAGGAACTTCTTGCCTGAATCAGCGGCGGTTGCCGTCCACGAAGCCGTCTTGACTTCAAGGACTGACGCATGCGCGCCCAAACCGCCCAAGAGAGGAGGAAGTAATTTTGGAGTAAGTCCAGTGATAGGCATGTCAGTCTCCTTTTATGCTTGCAGGCTGGATGAATATTCGGCGCGGAAGATGTAATTTTCCGCAACCAAACCATACCCGCCATACCACTTCCAGCCAACCGAAGTGAACTGATCGAGGATGCCGCTGTTCTTGGGCCCAACAACCTGCCCGAACTCGCCCGTTTCGAGCGCAAAGGCTTTGATGAGCGAGCGTCCGCCGAATACGGCGGGGTACACGTTGTCCGCATTGCGAACAGCCGCGCCAGAGGCGTGGTCGAACCGAAGTCCGCCGTTCGCACCCTCGCCAACCAACAGAATGGTTGTGCCTGAAACGGTCTGATCTGCCTGTGTCCAGACAATCTCATTGGTCGAGTAGTGGGTGTCGCCTGTTTCCTCCGTGCCGATGGTCAGCATTTGACCGGCAATGATGTTCGAGCCGGAAGCGACTGTTGCCGAAAGGTCGAGGGCGTTAGCCGCCGCTGAAAGCGTGGTAGCCACAACAGAGGCGTTATCCGCACCTGCCGCACCGAACACTTTGGCGAAGGGGGTGGCGTTGATTGAGAAGTCGCCCCACTTGGCAAGTTCCTGATTCATCAGGATGTCAGGTCGGACTTGCTGGGCAATGGTCACAACATTCCCGCCTTGAATGAGGTCGTAGAACGCGTCGGTATGCACCGTGCAAACCAAGCCGCCGTTCATGAAGGGCGGGCATTTGAGAGCCTTGATACGCGCCTGCGCGGTGGCGATGGCGGTGTCAGAAAAGCGATGCCCCGAAGTACCCGCATCCAGCGACGCGCGGGCGGCGGCACTTTTCGCAAAGTCGCCAGTCAACGCGGCAGATTGCGCGAGCAAGTCGATGCTCTCCATCATGTTCTCGCCCAATGCTTGCATACGGGCTTTGCCGTAGGGGGTGTAGGACTGAATATCCACCGCTTCCGCCCACTGCAACGCGTCGCCGCGCGAAGAGGTCGTGATGGTGGAGGTGGCGTCACGAAGAACTTGAGGCACAATGTCCACCGTCTGCGAAATGGCGGAAGTGGCAGGGGTCATGTCCGACGCGAAGTTGAATTGATACGTGCTGGCAAGCCATCCATTCTTTTCCATCGCAAACTGCGGCGCGCCCACAGGCACGGCGTAGATGTCGTACACGCGCCGTTTGCCATGAATTGCTTCAAGGTAATCGGCACTGTATTTAGTGCGATAAGCGTTGGTGGATGGACTTGATGTGGTTTGAATAGCCATTACAAATCTCCGTTATTTGATGCCGTCCAGCACCTTCCTGATCTCGCGCATCCTCTCGATGTGAGCGGTAGGGTTGCGGGCTAATTGGTTGTACTCAATTGCCAGTGCTTCCGCATCCACTTGCAAGGGCGGCGCGCCGGCAGGGGTGGCAACTTGGGCGGCGTTGGGTTGTGGTGATCTCGTCTTCTCCAAAAGCACCTCCCCTGCAAAGGCTTTCAATTCAAGGTCGTTCGCAAACGACTTTCCTTGAATCTTCGAAGCCACAAAGGGGTCTTTGGGATCGAGTCCGTATTGAGACAAAACTGTTGTCACCGCTTGCTCTACGCCTCCGACACTGCCTTGTGTCTTTAGCAAAGAAGTTAAATCACTTAACTGTTTTTCGATGGTGTTTCGCCATTGGGAGTCTTGTTGACCCGCTTCAATTTGCGAAATCGCATCCTCGCGGGGAATGCCGCGTTTTTCCAGTTGTTCAACTTGACCCATCCATTTTCGGAACTCGTTTTCTGTCTTTCTTGCGTTTCCCTGAGAGGTCTTGAACGTCCTATCAAGTTCACCCAAGCGAGCGTCCAACTGTTCAGAATAATTTTTGAACCAAGCGGGGACTTGACCATCAGAGGGTGTCGGGCTTTGGGCGGGTGAACTAGGGGTTGGCGTTCCCTGTTCAGCCGATTCAAGCGCGTCACTGTCGGGCTGGTTTGCAGTCATGTTTTATATTCCTTTCGATGTTTGAAATGTACAAAAAAGCGGCGACCTTTGAGGGTCGCCGCGTCTTTTCAGAGGGAGCGTCTTTTTCGTTATTATACCACACTTATTTATTGGCTGAAATAAGTACGGCTCGGTAGAGCGCGTCGCCGTCGGCGTACCCGTACCGCTCCGCCATCCTGTCCAACTCGCTTTGGGCGGCACTGGGTAACGCCTTGCCCTGCTCGTAGGTGGTGGTGATGATGGTCGTTAAGGTGTCGCCCAATATGCCCTGCCAGTCTTGGAACGTGGGGGCTTGTTGCTGGGCGTAAGACGACAAGTTCTCCTGCACCGGGTTGGATGGGCTGGCGTCTTCCCTGAGTTCGGGGCGCGGCTCATCGGGGAGTTTGGCGGCGAACTCGATAATCATTCTGTCGAACTCCACTTCCAGTTTCCGCTTTTCCTTGCTGTATTTATCCAGTTCGGGGTGAGCCTTTTTGAATCGGTTTGCCGCCTTCGGGTCGGTCAGTTTGAGGGCGTAATATTCGCTCCACGTCTGCGCGATGCCTTCTCCGTATTTCTCGTACAGTTTGTCGTACATCTTGCTTTTGTAGTAACTTTCCAGCGTTTTAATGCCGCCGTAGTATTCCATCAAGGCGGGGTTGTTGACAGTGGCTTGTTTCTGGAAGTCCAGCGCGCGTGTAATTTCAGGGTGACTGTCCATGAATAGTTTTGCTTTTTTGCGGTCTTCCATGCCGTAATACTCGTCAAGTTTGTCGAGAATATCGTCGCCGTAAAAGACCTTCATTTGGTCTTGCATGGTCTTGTAATCGCCGCGCGCCGCCGTCCAATCCTGCCGCGTGGCATGGTCGGGGATTGCCAGCATTGCACCGAGGTCTTTCATGGCGGCATAGAAGCGGTCTTTCTTCGCGTCGTCCCAGCCCGTCATGTTGCCGCCGTTGTCGTAGAACTCCTGCGCCACTTTGGGGTCAATGCCAACGATCTTGTATATCTCCGAGGCTCCGCCGGGCGGAACTCTGCCGAGTACGTTATAGGCATAGGCGCGCTCACGGTCTGGGCCGGACTTCCTCGATAACAATAGGGCGTCCATGAACGGGTATTGCTGGCGCAGGTTATCCCACCCTTCCTTGTACTTTTCAGGGGCAATCAAGCCTTCGTTATTCAGGTTGTTCAACCTGTAATATGCGGAATAGAACTCGTCCACTTTCGCTTCTTCGGGGTTGCGCCCCTTGAAGCCTACGCCGAACAACCATGAGGTCATCTGACCGAAGTTCCGCATCTTGGCGGCGCGTTGCACCGCCTCGTCCCATAGTGGGCCGTCCTGGCTCTCCGCCAAGTCTATGGCTTGTTCCTGTGTCAATGTGCCGTCCTGTATCATGGCGGCAATAGCCCTGCCCACCCTGCGGCGTTCGTAGGGGTCGAGGGCGTGAGTGTCGCCCAATCCGTTTCCGCTGAATAGTTGGATTACAGGGTCTAGTTCTACGGGTCTACCCATGAACTGAGATGTCAGGGCTTTGACGACGGCGGTTTGAGGGATGAGCCTGTTCGCCCATTTTGCGGCGGCTTCATCCTCCCCCTGGTTCTTCAAGACTATCGCCGTCGCAATGTTGATGGGGGCCCACAGAGACGGCCCAAACTTGCCCATGTCGTCAAGGGTGGAGGTAAACCAGTTCGTCCGCTTTTCAGGGTCGTTGAAGTCCGTCCCTGTCAAGCCATAGAGCGGCCAAATATTTGCCTCGATGTTGAAACTCATCGGGTGTCCGTTGTTTACACCCAACAGGTCGGGAACAGTCAGGTTGTACCGCCACCATTCTGGCGCGTCCTTATGCGATTCAGCCATTGCGTCTTTGAGTTTGGCGTAGCCCGCCAATACCTGCGGGTCGGTTGCCACGCGCTTCATCCAGTTGGCATATGATCGAGAGTACCAGAACTGGTATGGGAAGATATACGACAAGGCAAGGTCGATGTTCTTCGTCTCGCCGTAGGGCAATAAAGCAAAGTCGCGCCAGTGCTTGCCCACCTTGTCCGACATGGCAACCGCCTCCGTCACCCTGCCTTTTTTGTCGTTGAGCAAGGTCTTTAGTTTCTTAAGTGCGGCGTTGTCTATCTTCTCCGTTGACTTCAAACCAAAGTCGTCCAGCATTTGCGTTCTGATTCGTTCGAGGGTGGTAATCAACCCCTCCTGCGACTGTCGGAACATCTCGCCGGGAATGGGTGTTGCACCGTCGGCGGCAGGCGGCAGGATTTGAACTTCGGGGTTTTTAGCCAATTGGGGTACTTCACCACCCGCCTTTGCAACATCTCCACCCTTCTCTGCCAACTGTTTCTTAAGCGCGGCTTCCACCGCCTCCAAGTTTTGGTTCGCTTCGTCAATAGACTTGAACTTGACATCAGAATATTTGTTGATGGTGTTGAGCAATTTTTTGTCAAGGGGTACACCCGCCTCGGTTGCAGAAGCAATGCCATAGCGTTGCGCCAGTTGAGCCGCGTTTTGAGGAGGTACTTCGGCAAATATCTTGCCGCCTCTAAACTTCGCCGTGCGGTACATTTGCAATTCACCCACCGCTTTTTGCGCTTCTTTGAAGGTGTCCGCCAGTTCGGGAATGGCGTTGGTCAGCGCGTCGATTTCAGGCTGGGCGGCGTCGAAGGTCTTGGCAAAGTGTTCATCCCACTTGGACGCCATAAGATCGTCGGTAGCCTTTTTGAGTTGGTCTACCACCTCGTCTATTCCAAGATTGCCGGGGAACTTGCCTTGCTTGGACAGGATGGACTTCTCCCACACCTGAGCGGGGGTGTATTTGCCTTTATTTCTGGCATACGCCCAAAAGGTGTCCCAATGCGTTACGCCTTCTTGCTTTATTGCCGCGCCGCCCGTTTCTGAGAACGCGTTGAACAGAAAACTAAACTTCTTGCGCATCGCAACCGTTGTGCCGTATTTGACGTTGGCAGTGCCGAGCGCGTCGACGTATTTTTTCTTCGCGTTTTCGGCGGCGGTAATCAATACATTCATCCGTTGTGTCGCGTCTTTGTTCCCGTACTTCCTGGCGGCTTCGTTCATGGCGTCCGCAAACGGCACGTCATACGTTTTAGGGATGGTCGTGATGTTGTTCTCCGCGCCTTTGGCTTGGTCGAATACCGCGCTTTTCAACTCATCGAACTTTTTGTTGATGTCGTTGATGGTCGCGCCTTCCATGTCCGCCAGTTCTTGTATCTTTTTGTCAATGCCGAACTCGCGCAAGCCCTGATAATCCTCGGCGTCGATGTTCTTCGTCCACCCTCTCCACAAGTCCATCAGCCCGTCGCCGTCCACCTGTTTGGCAAAGTGGGCAAAGGCTTCGTCAAGATTTCCACCGTTATTGCGTACCATGTGAACCAGTTGGTCAATTGCGTCGCCCGTCAAGCCCGCCGCCGCAAACTCCTCCCGCGTGGGCAGGGCAACACCGGGCGAGAGCATCTTGTCCATCTGCTTTCTGAATTGGGAATAATAGATGCGCTTGGCGAACCCTTCCTCGACCTTTGAACTCCATGCCGAAATACCCGTCTCCGCCTTTTCCGCCTTTGCAAACGAAAAGCCTTTCGCCGAAGCGGGCGTATTCCCGAACCACTTGACCAAATCCGCGTCAATATCCGCAATGCTTGTTCCTAATACTTTGAGTGAATCTTTTACGCCAATATCCACGACCATCGTGAACAGGTTGTTCATGGCGTTACGAACGCCGAAGCCCGGTGAGGCGAAATAGAACTTGCCCAGATTGGCGTTGATGACACTCTTGACATCCCCCACCTTGCCGTCGTTGATGTTCCACAACACCTTTTTGACGCTGGAGATTTTGGAATACTGTTCGGCTTGCTTTGTGCCAGCCGCCGCCGCTTTCAGTTCCTTCACCGTCGGTATCTGTTTGGTGACAGCCGCTTCCAGTTTGTTCGCCAAGATTTCAATGGTTTTGGGCAGGTCTCCTTTTGCCGCTTGAATGGACTTCACCAAGTCCGCGCTGTCCTCGGTCAGGTTGCGAAAGAGTATGCCTGTTTCAATGGCGTCGTCCGAAAACGCAAAGCGACCCATGCCGTAGCGTTGGGAGGCTTTCATGATTTCGTCCAGCCCTTCGAGGCGTTTGGTTTTATCCAACGAGGTCATCTTCGCCATTGCGCCGAAGAAGTCCGCCACATCGTCCGCCGTGCCGCCGTTCTTCATGATCGCGCTGGTGGCAATGAAACTGGCAGTCGAAGCGTTCTTTGCCTCCTTCACTCGTAAACCAGAGGGGGAATAATCAAAGGCAGAGTTGTAGTTAACGGTCAGGCGTTGTGCTTCCACCCTGTCTATATTCTGTGCAAGTTTGGTGTCGATGTCATCGAACATCCCGCTTGCCCTTGCCTCACCAATGTTATCCCCCGCGTTCTTAAACACCCTGACAACATCGTCGCCCAAACTGCCGCCCTTGACGGCGTTCTCCGCATCGGCAATGACGTTGGTAACCTTGCCCGCCTTGCTGAACATGCCTACTACGTTGAGCGGGTCGAGGATAATTTGCCCTATCGCTTCCGCCCAGGGGTTTTGCAAGTCCATCGCCAGCAGTTCAGTGTCTTCCCCTGCCGCCGCGCGGCGTTTGTATTCTTCGAGCAAGGCGGGTTTCGCCATTTGCGAATACAGCATCTTGCCCGCGTTCCAGCCCGTTTCGAGCGCCGCCTTCTTTTCTTCGATTGTCCCCGGCGCGGTGATGAACTTCAAGGTGTCCCATGCCGCCAGCGGGGGCAGGAACAGGCGCGAGGCGGTATTGGCAAGGTTCTTCGTGCCTTCGATTTTCTGCGCGGTCAACTCCTCCCATTGTTTCTGTAGTTCGGCGGGCGCGTCCTCTTTGAGTTGCTTGGTGGCGGGGTTGATGTAGTCTTTGAACTGCGCTAGGTCGATCTCCGGCTGGTCTTCCCGATTAATGTCGAACGACAGGGCGTTGCCGCCATGCTGGTTGGTATACTCCTGTATGGCTTGTTGCGCGCCGAGGAATTGCTCGAACTTCACCGAAGCCGTGCCGAGCGCGTCGAACAAGGCGGTCATGGCGACATTCGAGCCGCGCACAACGGGGGAGAGGAGCGAGCCTTCGTATTGGGTCTGGTTCAACCGTTCCCATTCAATCTTGACCGATTCGGGCGCGTCCTCGCTCAACTGTTTGGTGGCGGGGTTGAAGTATTGGTCTTGGATTTCCTTTTTACGAACCGAATTTTCGTCCTGTTGCATGGTGGAGATGTTTGAACCGGTAATGCCCTGCCCCAACAGGCTTGCCTTTTCTCCAAAGTTATTGGCTTCGACATACTGTT